TGAACAAAATAAAAGAAAAAGCGCATGCAAACGCAACTGATCAACCTTCTCAAGCTAGAAATATAATAATATACGCTGGTGATTTTCATGCTCAAACTTATAGAAAGTTTTTAAAAGTACTTAACTTTGATCGAATAGAAAAGGCTGGAAAGCTTGAAAAGTTTCGAGTTGTAGGAGAACCTATTCATTGTATAAATATGAAAACAATATCGCAACCATTTTTCTCCAAATGGCCTCCTAAATAAAAGAAGATCATCAAGACTTTATGTTTTTTATATATTTAGTATCAAAAACATTTTCTTTAGATGCCTAATTAAAAAAGGAGGAGGAGGAGAAAAAAAATCCAAATTCAAAGGAAATTTTGTATAAATTCTTAAAAATATTAGAAAAGAAAATGAAAAAGGAAAACCTTTTTTTGCTCCTCCGACTTTTTCAAGAGTTCGTACGAAACTCCTTTTTTTAAGAGAAATGATTTTTAAAACGCGTCTTACACACACACAATTTCCATTTTTTTGCAAAAAGTGACTTTTATCAGAGAATAGTGACTATTTTCATTCCTTTTTTAGATACTTAATTCAAAAAGGCGGAGGAGGAGGAGGAGAAAAAAATCCAAATCCAAAGGAAATTTTGTATAAATTCTTAAAAATATTAGAAAAGAAAATGAAAAAGGAAAACCTTTTTTTGCTCCTCCGACTTTTTGAAAAACCGGAGAAAAAAAACTCTTTTTCAAAATCGGGCTCTATATTTAAAATGGATATATATATATTTCCATTTTTTTCTAAAATTCATTTTTAATCAGAGAAAAGTGACTATTTTTATTTTTTTAGTTTATTTTTAGTTTAGTTTTAGTTGTTTTTAATTTTATCAGTAAAAAAGTGATATTTTATTAAAAGAAAACTATATTTTCATTCTGAACGAAAAAAAAGGAATGAAAAATATGTTTTTAGTTATTAAGAAAAAATAAAAAAGGAATGAAAATATGTTTTAGTTTAGTTTTAGTTGTTTTTAGATATCCAGAAAAAATGACATTTTATTAAAGAAAAACATGATTTTCATTCTGACTTAAAGAAAAAAGAGTGAAAAATAAACCAAATGCAACAATGTCAGTTTTGCAATAATACGTTTGGAGATACTAAGATGCTTAAACAACACCAGAAAAAGACCAAGTATTGTCTGAAAATACAAGAAATTAAAAGTAAAGAACAAGAAATAGAAAATAGTAAAGCTAAAGCAAGAAAAGATTCGGAAGAATTAGCTTTAAAAGAAAAGTCTGAAGAATTAACTTGTCAGTTTTGCAGTAAAGATTTCAAAACAAAATATCTCTTAAATATTCATCAGACACAAACTAAATATTGTCTTAAGATACAAGAATCTCAAAATTCTAAAGATATTATATTTTGTTTAGTTACATGTAAATTTTGTAAAAAAAGTTATTCAGCAAGTAATTTTACAAAACACGATTCAATATGTAAGAAAAAAATTCATTCTCTTACCGAAGAAAATGATAAGTTGAAAGCTGAAAAACATCAAAAAGATCAAGAAATTGTAAAGTTAAAAGTCGAGGGCTTGATATACAAAAATCTTGCTGAAAGCTCTCAAGCTACTATAGAAGAGATCGCAAAGAAACCTACACACCAAAAGACAAGTACTAAAAATATTCAGAATAATATAATTGCTAATTTAACTCCTCTTGACTTATCACAAAACCGTGTTGCATTTGCCATAGCTGAAAAATACACCAAAAGTGATTTCTATCAAGGTCAAAAAGGAGTAGCTCAGATTGTACATAAACATCTTCTTACTGACATGTCAGGTAAATCTCAGATAGTTTGTACAGATGCAAAACAAGGTGCATTTCATCACAAATCTCTGGATGGTGAACAGGTTATTGATTATGAGAACGCTCATCTCATAAAATCAGTTCATGATCCAATCAAAAAAAAGGCAGGTGAGATTGCTGCAGTAGAAATAACAAAAAATCCTATGTTGATGGCGGAAATAACAAAGAATTCATTTTCTATATCAGAATTAGATCAAAAACCAGGAGTGTTTAATAGACGAATGGCTCAGTTGACAGGAAAGAATTGCGTCAGAATAGTTTCAGAACCTGAACCTACACTTGAAGATATTTTTCCTATTACACAAGAATGGCTGATAGAAAATATTAAATTTCTTACTATAGAACATATAGTAAGAGGTCCTGAGGGATATTCTGATTATTTTATAACATACGCTCTAAAGGATAGAGTAATAGTAGCAGATTATTTAAATCCAGTCGTAAAATTCAAGAATGGAGTAGGCCAAATAATAATTGATTATGGAGCAGTTATTTTAACAAAGCTTATTTTTGATTCTCTTAGAGATAGAAACAAAGAGTTGATAATTGAATATTGCACATGCTTGAATGATAATTTTGCAGACAATGGAGAAGAGATAGTCCAGCTTTTAGATTATAGAGTTGCTGTTGAGAAATGTGCAGACGGAAATTATGTTGGAGATGAGGATGGAGATTTTAGAGCTGATTTTCTAGGATTTTTATTGTCAAAATTTAAATCAAATCTTTAACCGCTCGGTTGAATGTTGCAACACGCCCAAGTGCAATAATTGGTATAATTAAAAGTCTTGTTGTGTGATCAGGAACAGCTGCAATAAGTCCTATACCAAGTAAAAGTCCTATACTACTTCCTAGTGTATTAATGACTGATATTTTTGAATATATTTCTCCAACATTTCCGTCCACCGCAAGAGTTTGTATACATTTTGCATTAATAGCACCAAAACCAATGAAAGACACATTAATAAAAATGTTTGATACACCAGCTATAGGTAAAAAATATTCGGGTGTCATTGGTGTTGTGCACAAAGAAAAATAAGCAAATTGTTGCAAAATATTAGTATAAAACAAAAAATTTACTGGTTTTTTATCAGCTTGTTTACCCATTTTAGCCATATAGAGTAAACCTCCAAATTGTCCTATAATATCTTTGCCAATATAATTTGCAGTTCTAACAGTTTCAGAACAAGTACCAATAGCGTTAAGCATGCTATGTGTTGACATAGCGCTTTCAGCTGATACGAGAACATTTGAGATAAATGACCATCCAACATATTGTGTATATTTTGGATGTACTTTTCCAGTAGGAAAAAATAGAGAACGAACGTTGTTCATTTTCTAATTGTAGAATAGTTAATATAATAACTCAAATGTAAAAATTAAATCACATTTTATTGTCAAAGATAAATATGTCTAGTTTGTTAATAGATTTTAATAAAATAGTCAAACCAAACAGTATGAAAAATTTAGAAAATCGAATTAAACCTACTCCACTCACTTCTTTTAGTGTTGGGTTAATTCTTGTGATTAACCAAAAACAATATGATATATTAAACAAGTTACCTAAAGGAGATATTAGGGTGCAATATATAAATTCAATTGATTTTGTTAATAGTATTTCTGATTATGCATATATTATTTATGATAAAAAGAAAAAAGTATGTGAAATTATCGATGCAAAAAGTTTTATGATTCTTAAAGTTTTGAAAATAACGCTTCTTAACATTCCTAACGATGTTACATTGTGCGTTGGGATTGATCTTGATAATAGTAAATTAATACAAGAATATACAGATTCTGGATTTCATGAGCCTTACATAAGTAAAACAAGTCCTATGGGTGTTAATTACTTCAAGAATGTCCTGTGTCTCGTTCGTGAAAATAATGTTGTAAATATTAAGGCTGATAATGAGGTTAAGTATGTATTAACACAAAATGTAGAAAAAAAAGATGTATGCACTCTAAAAGTTCAGTTAAGTGATTGGTCTGTAAATTATTTACAGAATCTGTCAATGATGGGTTCTACAATAAATAGAAATGGAATTATTACACAAAAAGAAGTTGCTGGTAGATTTGTAATTGAAAAAGTTACAGATGATTTAGTACATTATCTTGATGTTGATAAAAAAAGTATTATTCACGGTAAAGAAGAGGGAGTTAAAGTTGCCAAAGGTCTTTATAACTTTCATTCTCATCCTGTTGAGGCTTATGAACGCAACAATGTAAAATTTGCTTGGCCATCAGTTCAAGATTATTTAGGGTTTTTAAGTTCAAGTGTTGAATACGATACTATATTACATATTGTTGCTAGCATAGAAGGTTTTTATATAATTTCTTTGCATTCTGATTGGGTTAGAAATAAAAAAGATATAGACAAAAAATTGTTTGCTTTTATCATGGAGAAATATTATTTAGGATATAAAAAAGGTCAAGGTCATACACCAGAATTATATATAAAATATATTAACCGTATTCATTATGGAGAATATTCTGTATTTTTTGTTCAGTATTTTAATTGGAATAATGCAAATACTTCTTTTACGGTTTCATATCATAAAAAAGGGACTAACTGTTTTGCTAATCATTCTACATTGGAATCATCAAGGCGTTTTATAAAAACCTAACTTGAAACATTTATTTTTAGTATACTAAAAATAATGTTTACTTAATGTAAATGGATTTTGATTTGTTATTGATATCTGGTGTTAGTGTTAGCACTCTTATATTTTTTTTATTGTTTATGCTTAAAAAACAATTATGGTTAACTGTTTCTGATAAAAATACGGAAACTTGTTCTGATATAAAATTAAATGTTTCCAAAGAAAATAAGTTAGAATCTCCGAAGACACTTTTTTTACGGATGAAGACTTTTTTAATCAAACCCCGCTTTAATTTTTTTCGTAACTTAAATTTTTCAAATCGTCTGCCTGATTTTGGTTTATTATTACGACCTCTTTTTGTTCGTGTCAGACAAATATTGAAAAACAAACAAAAAACAGTAGAAAATAAAGCTGAAATTAGTTTACACAAACTTGCTAAATCGTTGTGGGATAAAGGTAAATATTCTGAAGCAGAGCAAATAATTTTGGAAGTTCTTAATGTTAGACGTCTTGTTGGTATAGACAAAAAATAATACAAAAATCTTAATTGACACAATTAGTATCAATCTTCTCTCTTTATTCATTTAATATTCTTGCAATATGCTTTTTTATTGTTTTTCCAGATACATATGCAATTCCGATAATTCTATCGTCATTGCATGAATAATTTATTTTTTTGGTTTCTAAAATTGTTTTTATATCTTTAAAACTTCCATAAACTAAACAAGCGATTGTATTGTAATAATCTTCTTCATCTGTTTTTGTCTGAATAGGTTTATCAGAATCGGCATTAATTTGTCTTGTGCTTTTTATAGAAATTTTAAAAGTTGTTCTGTCATACATATATTCTCTTAAAACTTTGTTTTTTTCATCCCACCACGAGCCTTGATGTTTAGTAAGTATAGATCCGTTTGGGTTGCCGATATATTTTAAACCTAATTCTTCTTCTAATTCTAGCATCATAGCTTCTGGTGGAGATTGTAAGTTTTTACACTTACCACTAATTCCTACTTGAATATCCCACTTGGTATTATCTTCAAAACTCCATTCAAGAGCATATTTTTTTAATTGAATCGGACATAATAACCATTTGTCATCTGGAAAGTTCATAATGTCTAGTTCAGCGCTTAATAAATAATTATTTTTTGCTGTAAAACCATACTTGCTGAACTCTAATATATTCATATCATTTACAATTTGCCATTTAGGTATTTTGACTGTAACATATTTTCTCTGTTTAGGATTATCACCTTTTAGGATATTTTTTATTGGCGTAAAAATACCGATAAAAGTATCATCAATAGAATATATAGGTTCAAAACTTGAGTCTTTCATTACTTATTATAAACAAGTAAATTAAATTTCTTTATATCTATAAAAAATTAAGTTCAATCTTAGAAACATATTAAAAGAAGAAATTATTTTGGAATAGGAGGTTTTAACAGTGTTCCTATTTTATGTTGTAACAAACCAAGTCTTAATATCATAAAATATTAAGAACTAATAATTAAAAACCAATAGGATCAGTATATTCAATATTATATCTATTCTCATGAAATTTCCAATATTCTGGACAACCAAAACGCCACCCTTTTGGAACTATTGGAGCTCTCCAATAAAAAACACAATCTTGCCATCTATTACTTCTAGTAGCATTGTGAATATAAATACAGTGATAATCTTCTGTTAATTGTTCCATAAGATCACAAAAAAGGTCGTACGTAGGAATAATTGATGCATAATTACGGTATATTTTTTCTCTGTTGGATTCGATAGGTTCTCTGAGAATAAAGATACCATCAATATTGGTTCTAATAGCTGGTTTAATATCCATTGCATACTGTAAAGAAAGAAGGTAAAACATCTTCCAGTGACGTCCTTTTTTAAATAATGCATTTTGCAGAGGTTTGTTAAAGACTTTAGGGTCATCTGTACAATCATCAAGTATAAGAACACCCCAAGAATTTTCAAGATGCTGTCTGGCAAGTTTTTGACGTTTAACAAAATCCTTTATTTTTTCTTCGTCATACTCATTATATACAAAAGTACTTGGCATAATTTCTGCAAAAGCATGATTTGTGTCTTCAGAACCACTCATAGCCATTCCAATTGGAAAAATATGTTTTTTTGCATATAAAATACCTTTAATAAGTGTACTCTTTCCAGTACCGGGTTTTCCTATAACAACAATCTTACATCCTCCATTGTAGTCTGGATCATTCATTCTGTTAGTCAAAGGTGGAATAATTTCTGTGTCAAGTTCTTGTATTTCAACAATGGCTGGACTACTCATTTGGATGTTATTTTTGTCTTGTTTAAATCAAAGTAAATTAAAATTAAATGTACGATGACTAGTTATCTTTGTTTTTTCTCCAAGTTCCTTCAGCTTTATGTATAAGTATTTTATCACTTTTTTGTTTATTATATATAATATAATTATTATGTTTTGTGTGAGATAATATAGTTGTTACAACATCTGGTCCGGTTGACCATAAAATATCATTATCAGTCCAATTTACTGAATCTTTTAATGTTTTTATACGTTTAGAAGATTCTTTAATGATATCTAATAATATTTGATTTCTAGGATATAAAGAAGCAATAATATAATTAGCATACCTATTAGGTATTTTTTCTTCTCTAGGATTTAAAACTTTTACATTAACTACTTTTTCAGTATACCACACACCATTTTTATGATTTTTTAAATCAGTCATAGAAAAACTAGTTTTTATATCAACATCATTATCTAGATAAACACCGCCATAATAATATATTAATAAATATCTGCCTAAATCAGCTTTGCATACATTTCTTTTGATACTGTTATAAATCTTAGAAAATTCATTATCAAATTCTTCTGAATATTTCAAAACAAGATCTTCAATATCTTTTTTCCCGTGTGTGATTTTGTTACTTCCTTTTAATATTTCTTGATTTTTTTCTTGATTTTTCAAATATTTAGAAGGTATATCAGAACTGTCCCATAAACCCCACATATACCTTAAAGTTAAACTATAATAGTCTGAACTATTGATATATCTACTAGGATGTGTTTGTGTGTTTGTTTTTGAGGCAAACAGATAATATAGAAAAATTCCTAATAGTATTGGGACTACTATTATACTAAATATCCAATGTACAAATTTTAATAATACTAAACCAGTAATTATAATAAAGATAATACAGAATACTGTCAAATAAGTTTGCATATTTATTATATATAATAAATATATATATTATATTTATTAAAAATTATTTAATTTTTAGGAGGTTGATTCCAAAGATGCCATTTTCTTTTTGATAACTTATTTACTATTCTTTCAGCAGTAATCTTGTCTATTCCACCATATTCTTCTCTTTCGTCCTCGTCATCTGAATAAATTTCGGCATAAACCGGTTTATGATTTTTCATATCAACCCAATTGCAAAAAAGAGCGACACGTAAATCATAATTAGGTTCTATTATGTCAATACTAGCGCTAGAAATATCATATCCTGTCGGGTTTACCGACCCTGTCAACGAACTGTTAGTTTCAAAAATGTTTTTAATGTATGGTAATCCATTAATAGGAATAATTACTGTATAAAGCTCCATCTCCATCTTTATTTTTATTATTGATTGTTTTAAAAATAAATCAAAAATAAATTTCAGAGTATAAATAAAATGGATTGTACTAATTACGAGGAATGTCTAAAAGAAGTAGCAGATATAGAAAATTTTAATATAAATAATGAAGAACTTAATTTTTTATTTGTTGGTTGCTGGGGTGTTTATGGTAAAGATGGAGAAAAAGAAGATAAAAATTGGAAGGAGGACAAAAAAAAGTGGGCAGAAAAAAAAAACACATATGGTCAACAATCTGTTGTAAATGCAATGATAAAATTTGTTAACGATAAAGGGCCGCAACAAGCTGTTATACTCGCAGGAGATAATGTTTACGCTGATAGTGAAATTCCATTAGACGATGACTTCAGAAAAAAGATTGAATTGTATGGAAAGCACTATTCTTATAATATGGATAAACAATTCCAAGATGGATTTATCAAGTCAATGAGTACAGTACCAACAGATCATTTTCTTATAGGTGTGGGAAACCATGATATTGAAACATGTGAAACCATAAACAAACAACTGAATTACAAGGAAAAGAAGTGGACTATGCCAGCTCTTTCTTATAAAATTATGTACATCAATAAAAAACCAAAAGAATTTAATGTTAATTTAATTTTTATTGATACAAATATGTACAAAAAGAAATGGTGTTTCAAACAAGAAAAACTTTTACACCCTTTAGATGATAAAGTATACCCTTTAGAAGGACAAGAATATCCTAAAGATGCCATAGAAAAACAGGCCGATTGGCTCGGAAAAGCACTTGATAAATCACCTAATACATGGAATATTGTAATTGGTCACATTCCGTTTTATTGCGTGTCCCATAAAGAACCTAAAGATCCTACTAATGCTAAAAAACTTCAAGTACTCAACGAAGATCTTTATAATCTTATGCTAAAATATGCAGAACATATTGACTTATATATGTGTGCAGATGAACACAATCAACAATATATTACAGGTTTGGTTGATGAGGGTAATGGACCTACGTACATTCCGAATTATGGTAAGAAAGAATTTGTAATACCACCTCAAGTAATTGCTGGAAGTGGAGGAACCTTTTTAGACCCAAACATCTATATTGTAAAAGGCTCGCCGCTTGAAAAAGCGACTAAATACCACCAATCTATTTTTGGTTTTGTATCTGTAAAAGTTAATAATGAAAATATTAGTGTGAATTTTAATGATACTCAAGGAAAACTAACAGTAAAATTTGATATTGATAAGAAAAGATAATAACTTAAAAATATTTCCTTAGAGTAAAATGATATTTGATAAAAAAGATTCTGTGTCAATGGCGTATGCGACTTTAATTATAACATTTTCTATTATATTAGGTATACTTTATCTATTTAATCCTTCATGGATCCAAGTAATGAACAAAGATACAGGTAAAACAAGAATTTGCTGGAAATTGTTACTATCTTATTCAGCGACATTTTCTCTAATATTATCTATTGCGGCACTCATTATAGTTTCAAATTACAAAGTTGAATTAAAACAAAAAGAATACTATGTTCCTCTTTCAGAACATCCAATTATACAAAATTTCATTAAGTAATAAAATTTATAAATTTTATTTAAGTCATAGATTAAATAACTATGCAAAGTACATACACAAGTGCCCTAATATTGTTTCTAGTTACTGAAATTGTCATATATGGTATAGTAAAAATAACTTCACCATCAGTTGTTCTAAATGTGGATAAAAAATTTAGTATTCAAAAGGGAATAGCAGTTTCTACAATCATTTCACTTACATTTTCACTGATTATTTTATATATTTCAATTAAAATTGAACAAAATAAACCGACTACACAGTCGCCATCATGAATTAGTTAGTTGTGTTTTTTGCGATTTTTTAATATCCAGAGAATTATTCCAATTATAAATAAAAATCCAATTATAACCACAACTATTGTTATTATAATGTTTCCCCCTAACAATAGTAGATTTTGGTCAGATGAATTTTGAATTGCGGATGATATGGCATTTATAGAAGTAGTATAGCTGTTATTGTTGGCAGTAAAACGTTTGAAAGTGTCCGTAAATAAATCTTGAGTAATTAAAGATATAGTACCATTTTTAAGATTAATTGTTTGAGAAGAATTGATAGTATTATAGTCGTATTGTATATAATTTTGTAAAATACTTTGTATATTTTCTATATCTGAACTTACATTGTTTATAATTTTATTAGCAATTCCTCCTGAATCTGTTGTGGCTGCCGTATTGGTAATAGTACTTTTTAGATTGCTAGTTATGTTATTTTTAACTTTTATTTTCATATCATCATTAATATTTACTTGCATCACTCCCTTCATCGTTACTTGACTTGCCCCACAAGAACCACCCCAAAATATATTACACAATTCAACAGCTTTTTCAGGAGACATTTTACCATTAAAATCTTTAGCACATTCAATTTTACCTTGAGCAGTTTTTGATTGCCATTCTTGACAATCTACATTTAAAGTTTGATTTTGAAAAATATTTGTGCTTGAAACTTGAATAGAGTTTATAACTAAATTTGTTATATTTTCATTTAGGGTATCTGTTATGTTTATAACTGAATTAAGTCCAGGTGGCGGTGGAACTAGAAATGCAAATGGTCCTAAGAAGTAGAATTCTCCCAAACGCAATGCTATTGCACTTGCACTCATTTTAATACATGAAAATATTTATATTTTTTAAATTAAACAGTCTAATATTTGATAAAAAGTTTAGCGATATTTATAAACGAATTATACAAAAAAATTATAATAAACAGTATTACCTATGTTTTGGGAACTTTGAGCTAGGGACTCTGGGAGGATCTGAGATATTTTGGGACGGAAGGGAATCTTCAGCTGAAGTATTTTTGCTTTTTCTGTTCTGCCATAACCAGAAAATTATGGCACAAATAATTAAAATTATAATTATAACTATAATTATAGTTATTATACTACTATTGCCCAGATCTTGAGAAGTTGAATTTTTAATTGCAGATGCTATCGTATTTACAGAGCTAGTATACACTTGATTGCTGGCAGTAAAATTTTTGAAACTGTCCATAAATGCATCTTGAGTAACAAAATTTACAGAACCATTTTTAATTTTAATTGTTTGTGAAGAACTGATTTTAGAATAGTCGTTTTGTAAATAACTTTGTATAACACCCTGTATATTATCTATTTCTGAATTTACTTCTCCTAAAACTGAATTATCAAATCCTCCTGATCCTGATTGGGATGCCGCATTGTCAATAGAACTTTTTATATTGTTTTGTATGTAAGTTTTAATGCTTAAACTCATATCAGAGGTAATAGTTGTTTGCATAACTCCTTTCATAGTTACTTGATTTGCTTCACAGCTACCATCCTCCCAAATTTTACACAACTGCGTCGCTTCTTCAGGAGACGCCTTACCAGATTTAATTAAATCTGCAGCCTCTTTAACACACTCTATCTTACCTTTTGTTTGTTGATCTACCCAGTCTGTACAATCTATATCTAAAGATTGACTTTGATCAAGATTTGTGGTTGAATTTTGAACTGAACTTATAACTAAATTTGTTATATTTTTATTTATGTTATTTGTTATGTTTGAAATCGAATTACCAGCGTTAAACATGCTAAATACTAATCCCATTTATTCTATTACGAATATTTAAAAAAATTTAAAATATTTACATATAGCTACTATAAAAATTATTATAATTATAAATATACATAAAATAATTAACCATAATTTAGAAGAATTTGGATTATTTGGATTATTTGGATTATTTGTATCAGGGTCGTCAGTTATTTTTATTCCTCCGTTCGGTCCATCACATGTCATCTGCATTCTTACATTATTTAAATCAATTATGTTATCTTTATTGCCAATTATATTTATAGCGTTTAGACAAATATTAGGGCAAGTTCCTTCATCAAAATTAAATTTGAAAGCTTCTGGCTTTTCACATTGATCTATAATACAAGAACGTGGTATAGTAAGACCTTTGCTTATGATTGCCTCACGTGCTATAACTGAATGATCAGTTTTATCATCTTGAAAATTATCATCACAAGCACAAGTAACATCTGTCGTACCGTCTTTAGACTTACAATATTCAGTATAAAAACTCATACAAGCTTCTGTAGGTACTTTAGTATCATCGTATTTAAGGGTTGTACAATAACTGTTAACAAAATCAATATTTACTCCCTTAACAAATGGCATACAACATTTATTTACATACACTGAACTATCTTTAGTATGATACCATTTATTAATCGCGTCATAAATACCTGAAAATTGAAAAACTAAATAATCAGGTTTAACGGAAAATGTTTTACCTCCAAAAGAAATTCCCGTTATAGAAAACTGTGATCTATATGGTAGTGTTTCAGTTTTATCTAGATTCAAAAAATAATATCCACATCCATTTTTCTCATTTCCTTTATATATCGTTATTGTTATCAAATTTACGCTGTTATCTGATTTTAACTGTATATTACAATTATTGTCTATATATTTAATTGTATAAGTACAATTACTCTCGTTATTACTTAATAATGGATTGTTATATGCCGAGCAAGTATCTTCAACGTATATACATGGGTTAACCATTGGGTTACCAGGATTTATAAAGACAAATTTTTTATCTGTTGTTGATGTTATATTTTTAATAGAAACTTTAGTGTCTGCAAAATAAGGAAATACATTTGTTAAAGGTTCGACAGATGCATAATATTTAAACAAACTAATTGTTTGCGTATCTGGTGTATTGGTCATTTATTATATATTTTTTTATTTTGTAAAATATTAAATATTTTATATCTTATTGTAATTTAATATGAAAACACTACACTATTTTTAAGTGATTATTGTTCAAATCTGATTTTTATCTTAGCTACTTATTGGTGTTGTAAATTAATTTCCTGAATTTTTATGAATGTACTAGGTTATCTAATATACAAAGTATATATTTGAAAAATAAGCCCGATTGAATAGAATAAAACTATGAGAATAATAATAGCTATAACTATTCTTACAATCCATAATATTAATCTAGCAAGACCTGCATCTGTAACACTAGTAGCTAATTGTATCATTGATGCGTCTAATTGACTTATTAAAGAAGAAGTGCTACTATTATTTTCTAAGATTTGACCAAAATATTGGGTAAAGTCGTTAAGATTTACATCGACAATTGATCCTCCACCTTGTAAATTAATAATTTGTAAAGTTTTAATGGATTGAATAGCATCCTGAAACGTAGTTGATTTCATACCATCAAAAATCTGATTTGTGATCTTTCCGATATTTGTTACCCTGTCTCCGCTTGCGTCTCCTTTTCCTCCGTTTGGGTATAAAGATTGTCCAGAACTTTGGGCGTTTTGATTTATACTATTATTTATTTTTTTAGTAAAATCGTCTTTACTTGTATAACCTAACCAACTTTGTAAATTTAACACAATATTTTGATCCATATCTATATTTTCAACTTTACAAACACAAACAGAATTGCATGCTTTTTCTGGAATGTTTGGATCATTACTAAGTTTTTTCCACGCTTTAATACAATCTAAACAATTTTGACCAGCTCCATGACTATTACAATCTACATTTAAAATTTGAAGAGCAGACAGTCCTTGAGATATATCTTGTGTAATATCTATAAAAACATCTGTTACTACCTTTGTTGCTGAATATGAATAATTCGTTGCCATTTTATAATTATATTAGAAATTTATTTTTGAAGATAATCAACGAATATGTCATTAATAAGCTTTTTGTACGAATATGTCAGTTATCAAACAACTGCAATTCATACTCATAAGCGTTTTGTACGAATCTAATAGTTGTGTAAAACAAACTACTTAAGAAATACTGTGATATTGAACTAGTAGATTCATATTCATAAGCGTTTTGTATGAATATGTAAAAAATTAAACATATGAATTCTTACGAAATCATAAAAATAATATTTTATAAAGTAAATAATAAATGTCTTTATTTGAAAGGAAAAAACAGTTGGTTCAAGATATTGCTGAGAGTTATAGTAAACAAATTATTAAACAAAATCAAAGTTCTAGTGTTATAGCAACTTCATTTATTAATGTGGTGCAAAATAATAACAATTCGTGTGAAAAGTGTATGTTATTGTATATGTCACAAAGTAGTATAGATAAGGCTTTTAATCAAACAACAGATCCAAGCTTTCTGAAACTTTTTAAGCAAATAGGTACGGGAGTTTGCGCAGGGCTTTGTCATATTACAATACAAGATATTCAACAAAATAATATATTAATTTATGACGTGACTTCTGAGATGAAGCTTACACCATCAGATTATAATGAAATTGTTAGTGATGTTATACAAAAAACACTTCAACGATATGGATATACTGATAAAACAGATACTTCTAATAAAAATATAGTTAACATAATAACTATGATTCAAACAAATCTTAGTGCGAATATAAAACAAAATATAAGTGGTCAACAAATTATAAGTATAACAGGCGGTGGACAAGTTCAAGGGGTCACACAAAATTTAATAGTTAATGCTATAATGAGTGCTATAGTAAATTCTTGCAGTGATAAAGATAATACAAGTTGTTCTATTGATTTGATTGAAGAAATGGTTGAACAACAAATGGAATTTATTAAAAATGAAGTAGATAAAAATATAATTGGAGATTTTGAATATGTATGGCAACAAAGTAAGCTTTATTTTATAGGATGTGGGATTTTTTTATTAATTTTATTAATAATTATCGTAGGGCTTTTGTTTTATAAAGCTTCGAAATAATTTTTATAAAAATTTTAAATGTATTATAAATAAATGATATCCAATAAAAGTAAAATATTATTTGGAGCAGGTGGATTAGTTATTCTTCTTATTGTTATTGTATTAATTTTAGTAATGACTAAAAGTTCAAATACTTCTACAGATAGTGGATTGTGTCCTAATGGTAAAAGTAAAATTACCTGCAATGATAATGTTTCACGATGTTCTGATGATTGTCCTGCCCCAGTTACTTGTCCAAAAGATCAAACTTTAATTACTTGTATTAATGGTACTACACAGTGTGCACCTTCATGTTTAGATACTAGTCTATCTTGGTTTTGTCAAGACAAAGATATAGTTGGATCATGTCAACCTATTACAGGTGGAACTGGTGGACCAGTTCTACCTGATGGAAAATGTCAAGATGGACAAATTAAAGTTGATTGCGGTGATGGTACTTCACAATGTGCAAATTGTGCTCCAAATAGAAGTTGGAATTGTAAACTAAAAGAATGTCAAGATCATAACTGCTGTGGTACCAGCGTGTGGGATTCTACTATTTCAGCGTGTAAGAATATAAAGGATCCTACTAAATACAATGTAAAATGTCCTCCTATTAACGATGGAAAAACTTTACAAGTACCAAATGCTGACAAAACTGTATGTATAAACGAATGCAGATTAGATGGTTTGCTAGCTGGTGAACAATGTTATGATGAATATGAGGATAGTTCAATCTATTTTAATTCAATTCCCAGTACATCAAAAAATCAAAGAACATTTTGTTATAAAACAGTTCCTGATCCTAAAGATTCGAATATGTTGTGTTATCACCAAAGTTTTGCAAACAAAACTTGTGACAGCACATCGAATGATGACATTCCAACTCAACTTAACAATATGAAAGCGAAAGGATATATACAAGCAGGACAATGTGGAGGACTCAACTCTGATCCAGGAGATGATTGTTACATGCCTATGGCTAATAATAAAGTGGCTGGTGGTAATTTCTTAAGTAATCCAGAATATCCAGTGTATCTGTATCTTAAAAATAATTATGGAGAGAACGGATTTTGGAAAGAAAGTGATGATACATACAGGAAAACATTTGACAAAAAACCCATACAGTGTTGGGACACAAACAATCCACCATACATTTCTCTATCTGCATGTAGCAATAATGATACGAATAATATGTCTCATCCTTTGCCAGATAACAACGAAAATTTCTTTTGTGATAATGTTTTAAATACTATTATACCTAAAAATTAATAAATCTTCATTTTTTACATGGTATTAAGTCACCAAAATTAGAGAAATAACAATTCTTATATATTTTATTTTTTGAATCACAAGCAGAGCCACATGGATCATTTTGAGTTAAAGATTTTGTATCATAATTTGTGATATTTTTTTTAATGTTATCTACTACGGCAACTTTATCAAAACAACAATTATCCCATGTGGCAGTATATCCTGTAACAGTTTTAATTAAATCTGGTAATTTACCGTGATCCCAAACGACAACAAGAATTTGACCATTAAAATTGTCTGATGTCGCATATTGTTTTACAATATTATTGTCGATAGTAGATATATAACAAGGAGAATGACCTAGGATCATAAGAGATTCATAAATAATCGAAGCAGTGGTTGTAGGACGTTGATTTGTCTGTCCAGGTACAAATGATTGTGATATTACTCCTGTAACTTTTAATCCTTTATCATTTGCAAAACAATTTACCCACTTTCCAATATTCCATGAACGTTTAATGCCTTCATCTGAACAATCATTTGTTGAACATCTTCCTTCTGCTTCTAGATATTGACAACCATAACAAGTGCCATCATTTTTGTCTTGACAACTACTACTATCTTTATATCCTCTATCACAGTGTCTAATAAAAACTGTATAAGCTGGTATAGAATTTGTTCCAGAAATATTACATTGTTTGCTATAAGGTATATCAGAAAAGTTCATTTGCTTTGCTGTTTTACATCCAGGTATATTTTTTCCTCCCGTATCTCCTCCTGTAGCTCCTGTAGCTCCTGTAGCTCCTCCCGTAGATTTTATTGGTGTTTTATCTAAAAAATACTGAAAAATAAATATTGTTAGAAAAAATAAAATAATGCCAATACAAATATAAAGTATTAGTTTAGTTTTTCTTTTTATCATTTATATAATATAAGTAAATTTTATAATAAAGTATATTTTACAAAAAGGAATTACATTTAGTTACTTGAATTTCTAAATAAAAGAATAATAAGTATTTGTATATCTTGTTTAAGATATATAAAGTTTTTTAATCGCTATCAGACCCTGATACACCCAATTCTCTATCTGCTAATTCTTTTGACTTGATGTAAATAGAAATTTTTCCTAAACTACCGACACTTGAACGAAAAAGCAAAGGAAGATCATTTGATCCGGTAAAAATTTGCATAGTAGAACCAAGACCAGCGATTTTGTTAATACGAGTAAATTGGTCTGTAGTAAAAGTAGCATCATAAGACGTAAATACATTATCAATTCCATATTCGTCTTCTGAGTCATCACTTTCTCCAAGTCTTACTTTGCGTTTTAAAATACCATCTGCATCCGCAATAAAATCAATATGAAATCCTCTTGCTTTTACACGAATGTTTGTGCTTCCAATACTGCTAAGTTCTTTACACATTTTTTGAAAATCTGGTGAGGGGACAATGACAGGTTTTCCATAACCAACAGGAACATCTGCTTCAACGTTCTGAATATTTTGAATTTTAATACCTGATGTAGTAACTCGAGTGTTTTCTTTTGGGATTGTTTTTATACCAAGTTCGTTCGGATTTTCTGAACTGATAAAAAGTTGTAATGAATCTTTCTTTTTAATCGATTTCAGCATCTTATGAAAATGATTGAGATTCAGACCTAAACAAAACTTGTCTTCTGATTTAAACTTATATAGGGAAAAGTTTTCAGATTGAAGATTCATATCTACCAAAGTTTTCCTTGGTTGATCAAACATACGAAGAGTAATTCCATCCTCATTTACGTCAAAACAACCATGTTTTAGGTTATTTGTTAATAATTCAGCAAGTATCTTAATTTGATAAGCTTCACCAGTTTTACATTTAAAAGTTACAGGCATTTTAAAAAATAAAATTTACAACTTTAAGTTATATTAGCAAAAAATATATTTTTTTCAATCTCGGATATTAAAAAAATTATCACTGATTTAAATTTTTAATAACGGCTTAAAGATTTGTATTCTATTATAAAATGACTGAATTAATAAACTCAATTGATAAGAGTTTATCTTTTAATGATGAAAATATTAGAGTATTAGGTACGTCTGAAAATCCTATGTTTGTTGTTAAAGATATCTGTAATATTTTAGGACTAACTAATGTAACTGAGACACTACGTAATATTCCTGAAAAATGGCGTTTTTCAGTGTCTCTGAAGACCGGTAATTCTAGTAATTTTCAAACTTCTTGTGTTGTTAATGAAGCAGGATTATATAAAATTATTATGCGATGTAATAAACCAGTTGCAAAACCATTTCAAGATTTTGTGTGCGAAGAGATATTACCATCTATTGGAAAGACAGGAGAATATAAATATCAAAAGATATTAGACGAAAAGAACAAAGAGATTATATTAGACGAAAATAAGATTATAAAAGATGAAAAAACTGAATTGGTAAAAACATCAGATATAATAGAATTAAAACTTATACTACAAAATATTCAAACGTCGATTCAAGAATCAAATGAGTTGAAATCACAACTTGATCAAAAACCCAAAGAAAATATAAAAGAACCAAAAGAAATTATTGATCAAAAGAATAAATTAGAAGAAGAAAATAAGATTATAAAAGATGAAAAATCCAAATTAACAAAAATATCCGACGGATTGTTTAATTGTTCACTGAAACTACCTAATGGATCTTCTATTACTATTCTAATGAGAGAAGATGGTTACATTAACGTAACTAAATTATGTAAAGCTGGTGGTAAAGAATATAAACATTGGAAAGCAAATAAAGAATCGGAAGCCGTAATTAAGGCTATTGAAAGGTCGGTCGGAATTCCGACCGACCTAATTATAAGGGATATTAAGACTGGAAAAAATGAAAGCAGAGGTACTTTTGTTCATAGAAGATTAGCTCTTATAATAGCTCAGTGGATAAGCCCTGATTTTGCAGTACAGGTAGCAGCTTGGACAGAAGAACTCCTACTTTTTGGTAAAGTTGAGTTAGGTCAAGAAAAATCCAACAAAGAACTAGAGAATAAATTTCAAGAGCAGATAAAGTTATTAACAGAAGAGAAAGAAGAAGTTATAAATACAGCTAAAAAACAATTAGAAGAAAGCCAAGAAGAGGTTAAAAAATTAAGAAAAAAATATGTAAAACAACCAAAAGAAGTGCTTGAGCAAAAGAATGTAGTGTATCTTATGACTTCAGAAGAGAGTGAAAAAGTTGGTGAATATAATGTAGGAAAAGCACTAGATTTATCAAAGAGAAAAGAGTCTTACAATCATAATAAGTTGCATGATTTCAAAGTGATATATTATATATCTTGCAAAAATTCAAAATTGATGGATATACTAGAAAGCGTCATTCTAACGAAACTTGGAAAATATAGATGTAAAGCGGGCAGAGATGTATTTTTATTACCTACAGAAGATATTACCCTATTTACAAATATATTTGACGAGTGTTTAAAGTTTTATGAAGGTATTGACGAGCCTATATATCCTAAAAGAACAATAAAAGAAGATAAAGACAAACAAAAAGAAAGGAATACGAAATATCAAGAAGAACATAAGAAAGAAATTAAAGAAAAAATGCATGAATATTACGAAGATAATAAAGACATATTGTCTACTATTAAAAAAGAATATTATGAAAAAAATGCGGATGTTATAGCTGAAAAACAGAAAGAATATTATAAAGATAATAAAAAAGCAGTAATAGAAAAAGTGATGGAATATTATGAAGAGAACAAAGAGAGTATATTAGAAGAAAGAAAGATTTTTTATGAAGATAATAAAGAGCATATATTAGAAGAAAGAAAGGCTTATTATCAAGAGAATTATAAAACCAAGATAGCGGCTCAAAGATCGAAAAAAGAAACATGTGAATGCGGTATGATAATTTCTCATTATAGTATGAAAAGACATAAAAATACGGATAGACATAAAAAATTAATGGAAAAACTTTAACAGAATGAAGTCAAGTGTATACATAGTTATAGTATCAAAAAATATTTTAACGGAGTATTTTATCTTGTTAATGATAAAATATGGATGAATTCAACCAACACGTGAATTATATGGAAAATGATGATTTTGATGTGAAAGGAAACTTAATTAATAAATTAGTTCCAAATAAAATATTTGTTGTCATTATGATACAAGCATCTTGGTGTCATTTTTGCAAACAAGCAAAGCCACATTTTCAAAAGTTTGCAAAAAAACATAAGAATAAGGTATTTTGCGCGACTATAGAATCAAACGGTGAGAGGGAAAGTGAGAAAAAACTTGGAAATCGGGTTAAAGATTTTGTGCCAGATTTTAAAGGATTTCCGCACTATATATTGTATAGAGATGGAAAGATGGTAAATAAAAAAATTAAGGGGCGTTCTGTAGAACATTTAGAAAACTTTGCAGGATTATAATTTTTTGAAAAAATTTGTTTTTAATCTAACACAGTAAATGTTTACTTAGAATAAAATGGTGCTGATCAATGGAACTTCTATTTTTGTTGTTTACGAACTAGATACACAAAAGAGTGCTATGAGTCGATTAGCGGCACAAATGAAAACTATACCTAAATATTTATACTTTCCGGATGGGGTCCCTGATATAGATAAATTTCGTGAAAAAGATGGAAATATAACAGTAGAGAATCTTTTAAAAATTATTATAAGCAATAAATTTGGTATTGATTTTATAAAACTATTTGAAACTGTGAATGAAAAACTTTCACAACAAAAACTGGATTTGAAACAAGATGTTTTTCTTCCGTTTATAGTATTTAACAATTCTTTTACAGATACAGATTCGTCTCACATTTTTTTGAGTATAAGCAATCAAATAACAGATGCAAATTTATTTGAGAAAGATAATGAGGCTCTTTTTAAATATATAGTTAAAGAATGGGAAATAAAAAATCGTAATAAGACAATTAAAAATATTTCAGATCTTGTTGCAAGTAACATTAAAGAATCAAATGCTGAAAAAAGTATGTTTGATGAATTTGAGACAATAGATATAGGTATTAATTATACAAAATTTCAACTAGAAAGTGTTGATTTTACATTTGTTCTTGACCTAAAAGATGTTACTATAATGGAATTGTTTAATAATCTACATCTCAATTCAAATATGCCTTTTGCTTGTATTAATAGCTTTTTCAAGATTCTAAAAGGTTTTATTCCACCAGAAGGGTGGAGAATTTATCTTCCGTATGCTATTATTTTTAGAATTTTACAAAAGAAAGAACTTGCTGGAGTAAAACCAGACGATTATACACAAGGAACACTTTATATTACAGAAGAGAATGAAATTAAAACTACAACAGTATCTATGTCTTTATTAACTTCTGGTCAGTATTTATCTCGTGAAGCTCTTATTGATAGATTTATTGGTAATATTAAAGGATTAGGAAACATTGAAGTTAACAGTATAAATGACACTAGAGTTAACGGAGTTTTTTATTTTACAAACCACAATATGAATAAATATGTACTCTATGAACTTATTATGAATAATCCTTTATTTTCTTCTTTAATATCGATTGACGAGAGTGATAAAGCGAGTACAAAAAAGGGAAGTGTATATATTCATTTCTACAATTCTGAAATAGGAAAATTAACAGCAAATATAACAGAAAAAATATCTGAAAGAACTGATCCGGATTTACGAGGTAAAGATAAAGGTGCTTTCAAAATAGGTACAAAATATATTCGTGTTAAAATTGTATCTGCTGATAATATAAAATCTGTAGAAGCTTTTCAATTACTTGCAAGTAAATTAATGGTATTATATGACAAAAAATACAAAGAGATTGTAGATTTTTATAAGATATATATTCCTGATTTTGCAGATAATAAAATTAAAACAGCAAAAGATTCAGATAATAAAGTTGAATCTCTTAAAGATATTGAACCTGATGTATTTGTAACAGGATATCCTCAAAGATGCCCGTATGAACCTACTATTATAGCAGACGATGATTATAAAAGTCTAGAAAAAGCTGAAAAAGATGGTAAAATTATAATGAGATACCCAAAAGAAGGAGACAATTTTCAACAACGTAATTATATTTGTAATTATGAAGACTATAAATATCCTGGCTTACGTAGTAATCCACTGAAAAATCGTGATAAAATTCCTTATCTACCATGTTGCTATAAGAAAAATCATGCGACAGATGAAGGAAATATTTATAGACACTATTACTTTGGAGAACAATTAAAAGACAAGGCAAAAACAAGTCAACAGGGATTAATAGTTACAAATAAATTTGTTACAAAAGATACATACGGAACATTACCTGATAATATAGAAAAATTGTTTAAAATTTTTGATTTTCAAGAAAATGAAGAGTATATGTATGTTAGAAAAGGCGTTCTTGATACAAAAAGCTCTTTTCTAGAATGTGTAATGGAAGGAATGCATGAAGAAAGTGGCATATTAGATTATGAAGATAATGATGAAAGAGAAAATTATTTGTATGAAGTAAGAAAAATATTGTCAACAACTTCTTTAGCTGCGACATGCAAACAAGAAATGTATGATTATAGTACAGATAAAATTATTGCAGATATAAGTGATCCAGAAGTATATATGTCACCTAATCTCTTCACGTCTCTTTTAGAACAATATTTTAATTGTAATATTTTTGTTTTTAATCGAACAAATAACCGTAATGGTGAACTGAGTATTCCGCGTCATCTGCAAGCGTATTATAAAAATAAAAGAAAGAATAACTGTATTTTCATATATGAACATATGGGTAGTGCGGCTGATGATGAGAAATATACTCCAGGTTCACATTGTGAATTAATTGTAAAATGGAAAATTGATAGCAGTAAACAAGAAGATTTAAGTTATTCTTACCCATATGAGTCAAAAGTTTCACAAGGAGTTATAGGTATATTTAATCGTATGACTAAAGCATACTCACTTAATCTTGAAATTACAGAAACAGAATTTCCTATTAAAATTAAGTTTTTTGAACAAGGAATAGATTGTTACGGTAAATGTCGTATGTTAAGATTTAAATATAATGGAGCTATTGGAACATTACTAACGGATCCAATGCAACCACTTTCTGTACCAGAAGTAAAGGAATGGGTAGCTACAAAAATATCAAAGAATTTGGCAAAACAATTTTTTGCACAATATTTAAACGGTAATATAACTAGTCAAACAATTTTACGTACTAAAGTTAAAGAAATTTACGGTAAAATTGGAACTGTAAATATATCAATACCAATTGAAGATAATGAACCTATTGATGGAGTGTCATATACAAATAAATGTATAAGCTACCCTGAAAATCAAACTTCTGTAATAGATAATCATAATAAATACCGAAAATTAGCTCGCTATATTGTAGAATATATGTTTTGGATGTTCTCTAATTACATACAAGAAGATATTACACGAACAATGGATTTGACTACTATTAAGAAGTTTGTGGAAGATAAAATCAAGATAGATGAAGATTTTGATTATAAACGTGTTGGTAAAATTTTTAGAAATGATAGTGGTGTAATGGATGATAATAAGCTAGTTATAAAATCAATGGAAACTCTCAAACGTTTGATTTATACACTAAGACTTGCCATAGTGCGTTCAGATGAAAATATACGAAATTACTATAAAAAACAAGCAATTGAAAGTTATTATCTTGATGTAACTGATTTTGATCATCATCCAATGCAAATAATATTACACGGTGATGAATCGGTAGACAAGTGGATTCAAGAACAAAAAATTAAATATATAATTAATCATTCAGTGCAGGTAGGTGTGAGGAACCCATATTTTTTTCAGAACTCTTTGATAGATAACCAGATATATTTAGCGCAAAATACGGACAATCTACAAAAAGCTCGAGAAGTTGGAGAAACTTGGATGAAATCTGGGTTTAATATACAAGATGATGCGGTTGGTTCTAGTAAAGCCTTTAAATTTAAACTTTACAGTTATATTAACTCTAAAAATATTGTTTTGCATAATATTAAAGGTGTGTCTACTCCATATAATATTAGCATATTAGGATATAAAGTAGATGGGATTTCTTTTTTTACTGTTTTATTACAACTATTTTAATATATTATTTAAAGTAATTAATTTAGTTTAAAAATGACTAGTTTTTTAACTGTTGTAAACTTACCAAGTGATGGGTTTGGATCTTTAATGGAATATATATTAGGAGCTATTTTTTTCTGTGATAAATACGGTATTAAGTATATGCATAATGATTTGAAAATATTGGAACATAATAACGAAATGCCAAATGATTTATGGTTGGCATTATGGAATGATCGTATACAAAAAATTTTTCTCCCTGACGTAAAAAATACTTTAAAATTTAAGGGAAATATTCAGGATATAAATCAACTAGATTATGTGCAAGAATCTAATACTTTATTTAGACTTACTAACCCATCGTTATTAAAATGGATCTTTGATCAAGAGGTGAACCAAAATAAAATTCTAAGACACAACATAATTAGTAATTTTATAAACAAGACTAAGGATAATATTAAAGATTTTAAACCTAATATTATTAATATAGCTGTACATATACGTAAATTTATGAAAACAGATTGTGACACAGGTGTTTGGAGAGAACTTTATGAAATAGGGAACGAATCTGATATATTCTTTCAAAATATAATTAAAAATTTACTAACCATACTCCCAAATGCTTTTGTTCATATTTATTCACAGGAGGAAAAAGAGCTATTTAACCATTTTTTAGATATATCCCCTAATATATCTGTTTATACTAGTAACAGTCTTATGCATGACATAGTACATCTCTCACATGCCGATATTTTAGTGATGTCTAAAGGATCTTATTCACGCTTGGCTAATTTTTATTCAAAAGGAGTAAAAATCATAAGGGAAAGGTCTAACCCAACACTAACAGATAAAACTTTATATATATCATCTAGCGGAGATTTAACAGAAGAACAAAAATCTTTTATATTATTGAACAGTAGTATAGTCTAAAGTTTTTAACAATTCATCTGAAAATCTGGTATTTACATAAGTAGGATCTCCTTCAGTTGTTAACCCAATACCTCTTACATTTGAAGGAATAAGTTTGAAACCATTATTAATCATATATGTATTAATATCATTAAAAGTATACCCACTATCTTTTTTATCGCAATTATATAGAAAACGCTCATCGCCAATTTCTACTGTTATATATGCTACTTTTTCTATATAATTTTCCATACTTTTAATTACCCGAAGATCGTTTCCTTGTGTATCTGTTTTAATATGTTCAATATAAGGATATTTATCCCATGGAAAATACTGAAAGAATGTTTTTAATTGAAAACATTGAACTTCATAAGAAGTTCCAATCCATGTTTCATCAACAGGTTTATATAAACTAGAACATCCCACATCATTTATAGTATTATAAAATGTACATTTATTTTCTTCTATATCTACAGCACAAGGAATCAATTGAAATTTCTTACCTATACACAAATCAGAAAAAAACGTCATTCCATTATAGTTACCTGTAAGTGTAGAGTTTATCGAGTTTATCGAGTTTTTATTAGGTTCAAAACCAAATACAAATCTATTTTCTAAATAATTCACCCAATGTCTAGAATTAGGAGCATTATACGATAAACCAATGTCAATTTTAACATGAGTAATATTAGTTGGTATTTTTATTTTATTAGATATTGTATCGTACATTGATACTAAGTTCATTATTTTGATTTCATCTGGATAAATAAATTCACTTATTTGATTTGTTGACATTTTAAATATTAAAAAGAATCTTTAAATGATAAATCTGAGGACAGTCTAATCCAAGAGTTGGGTAATAAATCTTTTTCTATATCACATAATTGTTTTTCATATTGTAACTTATTTTCATATTGTAACTTATTTATATATTCTAACTTACGTCTAAACCATCTATCTGGAGTTATAATTATTTTATCTTTGTTCTCACACAACCAAGCAGCCCACCAAGAATAAGAAGATGAACCTATAATAAAATGATTACATAAAGACATAACATACAGTTCTTCTAAATCAGAAAGTCCATCAACAATTGTTTGAGATACAGCACTCGTTAGACAAGAGTTATATGTATAATTTAAATTATCTCTGCACCATTGTTTGTCATCAGAAAAAATCAGAATATGAAAGTTTTTAACATTATTGTTGTACAAATGTTTTATAGCATTAACTCTGAATGTCTCGTTAACTAAGATAGTAGGTGTATCTGGTCCAAGATTATCTCCTCTTCTAACATGTAATGCGACTAGTTTTGTAGTATTATCAAACTGTTCCATAAAAATATCACCAGTCCTCCTTATATTTTCTTTAAAAGTAAAATCACTCCTAATAATGTCTTTATATTTTAAAAAATATTTTTCTGCCTGAAAATAGCCATCAAACATAATGTTTCCTAGTATTTTTTCTGTGTCAAAATTTTCATCATATAAGATTGAGTTTTCAGTTATTGTTACATAAGGAGTATTAAGATCAGACCTATTTACATGAGGCATATCAAAACAGTCAAAAAATTGTGATGATTTATATCCAAAAGGAGAAATATTTATAGGTAAATTTATTTTAAATCCTTTTTCAATAGATATGGCTCTCAAATAAGCATACTGAAACATCTGGTTTCCTAGACGAGCCCATGTCCCAAAATTTTTGATAGAAATTGAATATGGATTATCAGGTGTATTGATACTCTTTATTATAGATGATTTAAAAGCCTTTGATTTAAATAAATTTTTATATGGAACTATAACATTAAATTCATCAGACTCAATAAAAAGATTAGATAAAAGAGCATCTGCTGTTTTGCCAAATGCTGGATATGCATAATCTAATAATTTTTCAGCTCCTTTTTTTGTAACTATATAAGTAGCTGCATTGTTAAAAAATCTGCGTTCAGGAATCCAAAAATTATTAGAAATCTTATTTATTAGGTTAAAAGGAAAATATTCACTTTCAAAAATATGACATACATCAAAAGAAAGAGTTTTTAATTCTTTCAAAAAAGTATGTAATTCATCTGGAGAAACAACTAAATCAGAGTCATCTTCAAAAACCAAATAAGCATCGTATTCAGAATCTTTTAATAACATATCATATACATTTAAATGAGACCAAGCACACCCCATTTCTCCTTTTTTTAAACCTGTACCATTAAGTTTTAAGCGTGCATCGTATACTTTTTTATCATCTTTATAATTTAATTTTGATATATATGGAGGTATAAAAGGTGTTATTTCTATATCATTTCCATAAACTCCATCCATAATAATATAGTCAGATAAATTGCATTTTTTTATTGTTTCTTGTATAAAATATCTCCTTTCTATTTCAGATGGTAAAGATATAGCAATAGTTTTTATTTTCATTATATTAAATCAAAACTATATAATGTTTAAGTCAATAAAATCAAAATGAATTAATATTAAAGAAATACATTTTAATATTAAAACAAATGCCTCCAAAGACTGTTGTTGATAAGAAACGTTATCAGAAAAAAGATCAAATTGAACATATTCTACTTCGACCTGATATGTATGTTGGATCGACACGTCCACGTAGTATCATTGAATTTGTAGCCGATAAAACAAACGAAGGATGGCGAATTTTTCAAAAAGAAATTTCTACATCTCCGGCTATTTTACGTATATTTATTGAAGCATTATCAAATGCTATCGATAATGTGGAAAGAAGCCGGAAAACAAAGACACCATGTACAAAGATTAAGGTGTCTATCAACTCTGTTACAGGTGAAACTTCTATCTGGAATGACGGAGATGTTGTACCTATTGAAAAAGATGCCGAACAAGATTGCTACAATCACAGTATGATTTTTGGGCAATTACTTACGGGTTCAAATTATGAAGATGAAGAAGATCGTATTGTATCTGGTCGTAATGGTCTTGGTATTAAATTAACGAATGTTTTTTCAACAAAATTTACAGTAAAAGGTTATGACCCTAAAGCAAAGAAAACACTTTTTCAAACATGGACTAGAAATATGAGAGATACATCTTGCCCTGAAATTAATAAAGAAACGAACTGTAAACTAGGTTATACAGAAGTATCTTGGACTCCTGACTTTGAACAATTTGGTTTGAAGAAAGGTTACACAGAAGATATCATTCGTTTGTACTCCAGGTACATTATTGATTCATCAATGTTGTCTAAGGTAGAAGTATATTTTAATGATGAACTTATTCCAATAAAGACACTTACTCAATACTCTGCTCTTTATGATACTCCCACAGACGAGTCTCTTCTGATCAAGATAAAAGATGCAGAAGTCTTGGTTACACCAGCAAAAGAATACCAATCAATTTCTTTTGTCAACGGTGTATATACTCGTCTAGGCGGACAACATGTAGATTCTTGGGCAGAAGCGCTGTTTCGTCCAATTGTTGACAAGTTTAACGGAAAAAGTGCAAAGAGTAAAACACCTAAAATTAATATTACAGATGTTCGTCAATTTTTTCGGTTGTTTGTTGTATCAACAGTTATTAGACCGGAGTTTGATGGACAAGACAAAAATAAACTAGAGTCTCCTGCTGTAGAAGCTATCGTTAAGAAAACTCATATTGCAGAAATTTGCAAATGGTCAATTATGGATAATATTGAACAGATAATTATGGCAAAAGAAATGATAGTACTTAAAAAGATTGAAAAAGTTTCTAAAAAGACAAAAATTGAAGGATACGACCGAGCAAACAAGTCAGGTACTAAAGACAGTATACATTGTACTCTTTTCATCACAGAGGGGCTTTCGGCAAAGACATATGTAGTAGCTGGAATTGAAGAGGGTCTGTATGGAAGATGTGGTCGTGACTGGAATGGTATATTGCCAGTTAGAGGAAAGTTGCTAAATGTGCGAGATAAGCCAGTCGCAACTATTTCTGCAAACAAAGTTATTTGTTCTTTAATACACGCTCTTGAGTTGAAACTAGGGGCAGATTACAAAGATGAAAGTAATTTTAAGAAACTTGCATACTCAAGAGTATCAATTGTGGCAGATGCAGATAGTGATGGGATTCATATTGAAGGATTAATACTCAATTTCTTCCATTCTCTCTACCCTACTCTTTTGCAGAGAGATCAACCATTTATTGTTAGTATGAAAACACCAATCGCTCGTGTAATCAAAAAAACTGGTGACTTGTTATTTTACGATGAACGCAGATTTCACAACTTTCTTGGTGAACAAACTAGCAAATTGAATGTCAAGTATTATAAGGGACTCGGTACTACTAAATCTGAAGATGTTCCAGATACTTTTGGACTAAAGATGGTGGAATTTATCAATGATGACCAATCTTTAGCAAGTATGGTAAAAGCTTTTCACAAGAAAAGCGCTGATGCTAGAAAAATTTGGCTGGAACAATATAATCCCGAATCTTATACTTTCTCTCTTGATGACCAAGGAAAGACAACTTCAATGAGTATTACAAATTTTATTAACGGAGAACTTATCAAATTCTCACATGCTGATTGTGCTAGAAGCATTCCAAACGGAATTGATGGTATGAAAGAATCACAAAGAAAAATTTTATATGCTGTAAAGAAACGAAATCTTAAGTACTCTGGAAAAAGTCTTAAAGTAGCACAATTGGCTGCTTATACTGCTGAACATTCAGATTATCATCACGGAGAAAATAATCTGCTTGAAACTATTATTGGAATGGCACAAGAATTTCCAGGAAGCAATAATATACCTCTTTTTTATCGTGACGGTATGTTCGGCACCAGATTAGAAAATAATGGTTCAGATGCTGCAAACGGTCGATATATTTTCACAAAGATGGATGCACTTACAGAACTAATTTTTCGAGAAGAGGATGAAGCTATTTTAACACATGTGCGAGATGATGGAGGTAATTTTATTGAGCCAGAATTTTACGTTCCTATTCTTCCGATGATGTTGATCAATGGTTGTTCAGCAGGTATAGGAACTGGTTTTTCGTGTAAAGTGCCTTGCTATAATCCTCTTGATATGGTAGAAGCTATTAAAATTTGGGTGGAAAATGATGGTGAGGTTTTAGTGTCTGATCCTGATAATTCAACAAATATTGTTAGTATGTTTCCTGAATTCACGCCTTGGTATCGTGGATTTATAGGAGAGATAGAAAAAAATGGAGAAAATAGGTTTATTTCATATGGAATTGTTAAAGAAGGAAAAAAAGGTACTGTTGAAGTTAAAGAATTACCTGTTTCTATGTGGACTTCTAATTTTGCAGAATTTTGCGAAGATTTAAAAGTAGATAAGAAACTCAAGTCTGTATCAAATTATTCATCAACAAAGAATATTCATTTTGTACTCACAGAAGGAGATGATTTTCACTGTGATTTGGACAGTTTAAAACTTCACAGTTACCTCTATACCTCTAATATGGTAATGTTCAATGAAAAAATACAGATAAAGAAACACGACACTGTAGACTCGATTTTAGACAATTTTTGTAGTGTAAGATTTGAATATTATGTAAAAAGAAAAAGGTATCAAATTGATGCATTAGATAAAGAAATTCGGTATCTTGGAAACAAAGAAAGATTTGTATCAGAAGTTGTAAGTAAGACTATAACTATTATGAATGAAAAAGAAAGTGATATTATTGGTGTGTTAAAAGAAAGAGGATATGACGAAGATCTAAAAAAGAATGAAGGCGAAGGAGGATATGATTATCTTTTGAGAATGAGTATTAGAACATTTACTGCCGATAAGATAAAACAACTTAATAATGATATTATATCTTTGAAAGAAAAATTGGAGGGATTGAGGTCTAAGAGTGAAAAAAATATATGGCTTGAAGAACTTGATCAATTTGAAAATGCGTACAAGAGGTGGCTTCAAGAAATTGAACAAGAAGAAGCAGTTGCTAAAAAACGTCGTTTAGCAAAGAACAAAAAATAAAAGTGAAATAATCAACATTTAATTTTAATTATTTGTAAAATGAAAATGTTAATTTTGAAAGAATGCCAAGACTTGGCTATTAGCAGAGATGGTAAATGTTTATCAACAAAATATGTTGGTGCTCTTATTTTTATGGAAATGTAAAGAAGAAAGTCATCCGTCTTGGTCTGCTACTTTTAGTAGTGTTAAAAAAGGCAAATGGTGCCCGCATTGTGCAGGAAATAATAAATTAACTTTGGAAGAATGTCAAGAATTAGCTATTAGCAGAGATGGTAAATGTTTATCAACAAAATATGTTGGTGCTCTTATTTTTATGGAATGGAAATGTAAAGAAGAAAGTCATCCGTCTTGGTCTGCTACTTTTAGTAGTGTTAAAAAAGGCAAATGGTGCCCGCATTGTGCAGGAAATAATAAATTAACTTTGGAAGAATGTCAAGAATTAGCT